CATTGTTATCTGTCATCGTAGCTGTGTACGATAAGTGTAATCTACCTTGCTCAGACCAAACAACTTGATCAGCAGTCATAGATTCTTCTGCACCGACTTGAGATAAGAAACCTGAAATTGTTCGTGGTCCGAACACTTCAGCTTCCTCAACCATTAAGTCTGGCACATATTGTTGCGCCCAGTCTGTTGATCCTGACGCTAGATCTAAATAGTTCGTTGCTAGTGTTTGCTTCGATGGAGCAGGTACACTATTCAACGACCCTCCTGCATTAATTGCCATAATATATTCTTTTTAAATTTTTAATTCTTTTTTTTACTTCTAATTTTAAAGGATCTGTTTTTCATATTAGAAGAAGACTCACCTAAAACTTTAACTTTAATACCACCAGCTTCGTACTCAGTATGAGTTTTCCTTGGTTCTATACTAATGTTTTTGTCTTTAGCAATAGTATCTTTTATAGCATCTGCTTTTCCTTGCTCATAAAAATGTTTAGCAATGGAATCAGCATTCATAGCTGTATATAAAGATTTATGATAACCAGCAACATCACTTATAGTTGATTTATCTTCATCAACAAACTTATTGATGAAATTATTAATATCACTTTGAGTTTCCTTTACCTTATCAACATCTTTCACATTAAACCTAAATTTCTTGTCTCCAACTTGATAATCAAAACCTTTGAACTTATCGTTAAAAACATCATTGGTTTTATTTAAAAAAGATCTTTTACTATTTTCAGTCAACTTCTTACGTTCTTCAGCATCCTTATTGTATCTATTAAAGAAATCAATTGCTTTTTGTTGTTCTTGAGTCAACTTTGACCCAGCTTTGATATCTTCATAGTATTTAGACTTTTGCCTGTCTAAGTGGGCTCGCGCCTCGGCAACTTGCTCTTTGAGGGCTATTTTTTTCTTCTTTATATCATTAGGTTCATCAACTTCCGCATCATATCCATATCTTTCTTCTAATATAAAGTTTCTTTCTTCTGGTGATAAATGAGATTTAGTAGTTCTATAATACTCATCTAAAACCTCAGAGTCATCTAGTTTAGATATGTCTCTGTTTAGATTAACGTAGTCATTTAAATCACCACCAGTTTCGTTCATAAAATCAACTACTTTTTGTAGTTTTTCTGGTAAAGGATTTTTAGGTGCCTCTATTGGAACTTCTTTAAAACTAGATTCAGTTTTCTTAATAGGTTCTTCATTAGTAATTTCCTGTACTACGGGTGTTTCTTCTTTTTTATCCTCAACCTTAACCTCTTCTTTTGGTTCAGGATTTACAACAACAACATCTTCTTCAACTGGTTTTTCAACTTCCTTGTTTTCTTGTGGTGGTGCATCTATATTAACTTTGGTTATTTTTTGCTCTTGTTTCTGCATTTTAACCTTAGTTATCTTTTCCTTTTTTTCAGTCTTTTCGACTTTAGGTTCTTCAACCTTTTTGATTTCTTCTGCCATAATAAAATTTTATAAAATATTAAGTTTTGGGAGTAAACCTCTTACTATCCGCTCCTCCCGTAATTATATCATTACCTGATGATTCAAACTTTTTAAAAGAATCACCTTCTTTTCTTTTGTCTATCATACTCATTTGATGTGAAGCTTGTCTGTCAACTCTAGCATCTCTTCTATCTTCTCTTAGAGATTCTAATTGACTACTTATCTCTCTCTCCATATTTTTTTGACTAGAATTTAATTTGAATTCTAACAACATTAATTCCTTCTTACCTCTAACTTCACTATCTAAAAAGCTTATTTTCAACGCATTTTTAGTTTTTTCTAAGTTAAGATCTTGATCAGCTTTAGCTTGATTCTTTTCCATTTCTATCCTAGCCGCTTCTTTAGCAGCCTCAGTGTTAGCTTGAGATTGAGCTTGAATGTTTTGTTGTTGTATCATTTGATCCCTCTCTAACTTCTTTCTTCTCTTAACTTTTAAAAGTTGATTTGCCATCTTTAGATTTCTAACTTCACGTATATCAATTGCGTCATCTAAATCTATTAACTTTTGTGCTATAGCTACTTGTATATTATTTTCTAATATTTGTTTCTCTTCTTCATCTGGTAACAATTCTACAAATATACCAAAGTCATATAAGTGTAGTTCAGACATTTCTTCAAGAGTAGCTACATTATGAGCTCCAATAGCTCTTATAAAAGCATCTCTCGTTGGTGAGTATTCTATTATATCAGATATTCTAAGTGATAAACATTCAGCTGTTTCAGCTGTTAAATACAGCATTGATTGTAATATGTGTCTTGTTGCTGTGTTGGAATTCGCTGCAGCTAATTTTTGAACACCTACTAAAGAGTTTCTATCTGGAGTACTAGCATCTCTAGCCTCATTTAATCCAGTTACATCTCTTATCATTTGCATATAATAGTTATACGTCTGAATTAAAGCTTGTAGTTTGCCTCCACTAACACCATTATTTATCTGTTGAATTGGTACTTTACCAGGATTAGGATCTCCTTCTGAGGTAAAACTTCTACCAATAACACTACCAGTTTGGAAGAACATGTTTAAAGCTTCTTGTGGGTTATAGTTTGTTCCATTACCCAAATCAATTTCAGCTAAACCATCAGCATCTAAATACACACCATCTGGTACCATTCTTGACATTACTTGTTGTAACTTTAAATGGGTTAATTGAATCATATCAGCAAAACCAGTTATTCTGCCAACTAAAGATTCTATTCTACCCTCGTAGATTCTAGGTGCAACAATTTGATAATTCATTTTAACTCTAGAAAAATCAGATTCACTACGCATCATATTTTGTGCTATGTCCCAAGATAATAATTTATTAGCACCTAATACGTAAACACCTTCCATTAAAACCTCAACAACTCTTTCCATTTTGCTGAAGTCTTTATTTTGATCTGCAGGGGGATTAAATGATTCATCTTTTTGTATAACCTTTTCTCCACCAGCACCGGTTTTCTTTAATTTATAAACATCATTAGTGTGTGTTTTATAATTAAAATATAATACACTTATTTTATTTCTATCTCTATTTGGAGTATGTCTAAGTGGATCAGATGACTTTTCTGTGATTTCTTTTATTTCACTTTCTGTTAAACCAGGAAATTCCCTCACTAATTCATTTACCGGTATTTCTTTTACTTCACCAACATAATATATATCATCAAAATAAGGTGAATCAGTATGTGAATAAACTAAATCAGCTGGATCAACATATTCTACTTTAGCACCATCGCTAAAATTAAACGTTGTTTTCGAAGCTGATATACCTATTGTTGTCAAGTCATATAAACATCTTTTTCTAATAAGATCATAATTACTTCCTTCCATCAAAACATTAATAGCTTGCTCTTCAGCTAATTCAACAGCTTGCTTATAATTTAGCTGCATATGTAGTTTTAATTCTTCCTCTGACTCAGGTAGTGTTACAGGATTATTTTCGTACAGATTCATGTTGAACTGTTGTTTAGCTAAATCGTTAAACTCTCTAGAGCGCATATCTCTTAATAAAGATTCCATATACTCCGTTCTTTTAGCTACACCATATTCGTCTTGAGAAAAACAATTAATCTCGTAATTTCTTTGAGACATACCGTTAACAACTATATCAACAAATTTTGGTATAATAGGAACAGGCTTCCAATCTAAGTTTAAATAAGATAGATCACCGTTTATTGATAATTCGTTTTTATACTTTTGTACAGATTGTTCTCCTCTAGCGTACAATCTTAAATTATGGAAATTATTTATATTACCAGAAAATTTACTGGTATTACCTGAAAACCACTCTTGTCTTATAGCTTTAGCAACTTTAAGTCCATACTTATGACTAAGTTTTTCTTTATCGCTTACCGCTTGAGATGGAAAATTTGCGTGAGAGTCTATCATGCTCTTTGTTTTATTATTGTTGATTGAAATCCTTTGTTATTATATTTTGCAACATTCAGATTAAGATTTGTTTTCTTTCTATCTGGATTAGGTTTGTATAAATGTCTATTACAAGCCATTATGGCTAAACCAGAACTTATCGACGCATCGTGTTTAGTTCTCTTTGTTATATCAAACTTAGACCAGTCATTTAAAGTTGAATTAAAATACATGTTACCATAAGTTCCTTCGCTTATTAAGCCAACATGGTCATTTATATACATCTCAATTGCAGCTGCATGAGCCTGCTTTATATCTTCACTTGAGTTAGGTATTCCACCTATTTCTCTCTCTGCAACTGATAATTTATTCCAAACTTTATCTGGTCTATTCATACTAAAACCTCTATAACCTCTTCTTCTAAGATAATATAAAAGTCTAGGTTTATTATTTTCTGCTAACAATGGCATTCCGTAAAATACTAATGCCATTAAAACGTCTTCAAAAAATATATCAGCCGTTTGTGGTCTTGCTATATATTCTAAAAAGAATGTGTTAGCTGGAGCATCTTCCATGGAAAACTTAGTTAATCCATGTAAAGCTCCTTTTGATCCAGTACCATCAACTGTTCCTGATATATCGTAGGAGTCACAGCCAAACGCTCCCATATGTTCATTACCTGGATACTTCGTTCCATTTTTTATGATAACACTATTTTGTAGTTTTTTATTAGGAACCCAACTAACCTTAAACCTTCCATTTGGATCTGGATTAAATATAACTTGAGTATCTTTTATTCCTTTAATCCACTGAAAGTTACCAGGTGTTAAAACAGAGGAGTTTCTATTTCCCTCATTATAATCTATCTGTTCATATATTTTAACAAGGTTAAATAAACTGTTTCCAGTTTCATCTCTAAACGCGTGTTCTTCTGTTCTAGGAAATTGACGATAAAATTCGTTCAAAGCATCTTGATCGTCTTTTAATCCTTCAGCTTCATTATCCCAATGGTCCACAACACCACAATCTATTTCTACTCCATGTGGATCAAATGTTTGTTTTTCTGGAGTATTGAAAACAGGTTGTCCGAATTCATCAATGAATCCTTCGTAATTCCATTCCATAGGAATAAACAAAGAATATAATCCCGACTTAGTTTGTCCATTTCTATTTCTTCTTGTAACATCTGAATCATAATATAAGTTTTTAAAATTATCACCTCCTTTATCTAAAGCGTTTGATGTACTTCCCATCATACACTTACCTATGATTCTACTACCTAGTCGTAGACAAGTTTTTGTAACTCTCCAGTTATTTTTTATATTATCAGGTCTCTCCCACTTACCACTCTCATCATGTACTAACAAAGAAAGCTTTTCACCGTCATAACTATTATCACCTGTATTTTTCCAATCTATAGTAGTATCAAGACCTTCCATATCATCTTGCTCTTCACGTTCCCTCATTTTTCTACGAGTAAACTTCTTTGCAGGCACCCTGTAAGCGAGTTCGGATTTTGGTCGATCCATACCGTCTTGTATCGGCTTGAAGAAGAATGGATAGTTTAAACTAATTGGAACCACTTTATCTGTAAACATCTTTTTTGCATCGGCACCAGTTTTAGATAATATACCAAATCTACTATCACTAGCTAATGTAGCTTGATGAACTGTTTCGGCTGAACTCATAAAAGAAAAACCAGAACGTCTATTTTTTAAATAACACATCCCATAACTCCTTCTATCCGCTTTACAAGCTTCCCAGAATATAAAGAACAATCTGTTTGCCTCTCTATAATCTGGAGCCCCAACATCTATTTTACTCCACTGTAGATACATATAGTGTGTACCTGTTATATATGTTGGTTTACCATTATTCATAAACCAAAAACCTTCTTCTCTTCTTCTAAATTCTTCGTCTATATATCCATAATGTTTTTCCTTAAAATCATCTGGATAATCTTGCCATTCAAATACTGTTTTAATTCTTTTAAAATCAGGATTTGGTGGAAATTGTTCCCATTTTTGTTTTGACTCAATATCACTACGAGAGTAAATATTTTTTGGTTGTTTAGGTAGAGCTATTTGAAAACCTTGTATTTCAAGTATTTCACCTATCATACCAGTTTTAGATATTACAACAATATCATTTTCTTTATTATAGCCATACTCCCATTTCTTAGACTTATTAAGTCTTTTAACGGTGTTTGATTTAATAGGTTCTACAACCTTATATAATGTTTGTTTATACATTATTTAGATCTTCCTTCTGCGAACCCCTTGAATTTAACCTCCTTTTTTTCTTCTATAGGTTTGTCTTCAAGCATAGCTTCTTCCTCGTGGATTCTATTTAATATTTCAAACGCATCGAATATAGCTAACTTTTTTGTAGCCGCGGCATTTTTTAATCTATCTGCTGATATATCTTCGTCTGAATCAACTATTTCTTCTTTAGCTACTTTTATTAATTCTTCAACCGCTTTGTGCCCAGCTTGGATTATATTCTTCTTCGTTTCCTTGATACTCATATTTAATTGTAATAAATTTATTCATAACTCTATATAATCTTTCACCATTAATAATAAACTCATATTCACTACCTGGTGTGAAACCAACTAACTCTTCTTTATTATAAGCACCATCGGAGTATTTTATAATACCAACTAATGGTTTCTCTATATCTAGATCTAGATTATAGTGATATGGATTTGTTGATTTTATTGGTTTAACAAAACTATATCCAGGCATAGCTTTACCATTATATAAAAATATTTGATCTTCTGATATTATATATTTATTGTCGCCTATATATGATCTACTATTTTTCTCAATACCTTTTACATTTAACCATCTTCTAAAAACGTTATGGTGTATTATCACTTCATCACCCACGTTAATAGGTGATGAAAATAATAATGGAGTAGCGATTACCTTTGCTTTTCTATTAACATATTGATGATTAAACATCTCAGTATTCAATATTAACTCTTTATCCTCTACCTTCTTAGTATTGTTATATCTTTCACCAATAGGTGTTACTATATAATCTTTATAAGCTTTCATATTTTCTCCTCGACAACGTAGTCTCCTGGGAATTTATATTCTTTACCAGGTTTCATTATTTTAGTATTACCTTTATTATCTGTTCCCTTAACTTTACCTTTCACATTATTCATAGATATGTTATTATCAGGTATAATGTTATATTTATTGTTTTTATCTGGACTATCATTTCGATATCCAGTTTTAGAAACTTTACACACTAAACCCTTTAAAGGAACATTTCTTAATCTCATACTAATATTCTAAATTGTATTCTACAGATATAGCCATATTTTTATTAAAATCTTTCCAAGGTATAACCACATCGCCTTTCTTTATATATATGCAATACTTGTCTTCTTCCTCTATTATATCGCAGATTTTATGACCTCCATACACTTCCTGTTCAACAGCATAGTGCATGGAGTCATTTTTATAATCTTTACCTACGGTAATTTTTCTGATTATATTATTTTTCATTATCAGCCTCTTTATTTTCTTCCGGCCAATTAATGGTTCCATCTGTAACATTTATATCAGCTGTACCGTATTCTTTAACCATTTTTTCTTGCATCATTTTTATTCTATCTTGACCTTTAGCAAACTCATGAAGTAAATTGTGTTTCTGAGTTTCTAGTTTACCTATGTTATATTGCATACCATTTATAGTGTTAACTAGGTTTTGAAGTTCTTGTAGATGATCTTCTGATACTTTTTCTTTTCTTTCTATTGGTTCTATTTGTTTTATTTTTCCTTTTTTTGCCATTTTATTTAATTTTATTTAATTATTATTTATTAATATATTGAATACTTTGTATTCAGGTATGTTTCTACTGTTTGTCTATTTGCATCTGACATAGCTTCGTTGTATATTAGTATTTCATATATTGAAGCTGGCACATTAAAGCCACTTGGTCCCCAAGTTGTGTTCAAGTTCTCCCCTATTAATATACCGTCCAGCGCATTACCGTTAAATAACATGGTATTATTACATAATATAGTGTCCGAATTATTTGAATCTGCTGTTCCATTTTTATAAGCTATACCCTTATTAGTTCCTGATTCAAATACCAAACTCGCTAATGCTGTTGAATCAACCCAATCAGAATCGTTAAAAATTACACTATCATTAGCATCGTCGTGAGAAAATATAAATCCTTGTAAATCTTCGCTAGAAGTTCTTTGCGCTAAAACTTGATTTATACCGCCACCTGAATCTCTACCTGTAATAGTAACAATTTTTTCATTTCCAGATGCGGTAGCACTTGTAAAACTAACAACAATCAACATTGAGACAGCATTTTGTGCTACTTCAGCGGTAGAAAAAGCACTTCCACTTACGGCACCATAATCAGTACCACTATCTTTTTTACCAAGCAAATGATCATTGACTCCATCAAATAAAGCATAACTTTTACCATTTGATCCACCTGTTTTATATAGTGGTCTTTCAAGATCAGAAGAAGCTCTTAAGAAATTACCAAGTGGAGTTGTTTCAGCTTTATTTTTTATTCTACCAATAGCATCACCATCTGAAGATACGTTTGTTGTGTAGGCATCTTTTTCTACATACATCTGTGACGCATCAGAAAAATCCCACCATCCAATTAGATTAGTTGTATAATCTAACGTAGCAGCCGCAGCAGTTTCAAGTACTGAACTAGATGTTATTGAACTTCCTAATCCTAACATTATTTTCCGAAATAACAGATTATACCTCCATCAGGATCAGCTTCAGGGGTAACAGATTTCCATCTACCGTATATTGTTAGTCCTTTAGGATACTTAATGCCAGAAGCATCTTGTCCACCAGCGCCATTATGTTCATCTATAAATATTAAATGCTGATTGTTGTCAAATGTTATTGATTTATCTAGTGTTATTACTGTTCCAGCAGCGTTTACACTTACAACTTTTGTTCCAGCTTCATAACCTTTTTCGTAACAAGGTATAGCTGTTGTTTCATCTATAGTTATACCAGCTGTATCACTATCATTAACTAGCAGTACGTATTGACCGACTTTCACTTTTGGATTAGCCGATATTGTTATATTACCTCCAGCAGCTACAGTTTCAGCTGTCATAGTAGAATCTACATCATTTGTTACTCCTTCGAAATTAAAGAAACCAGCTGTCTCTGTATCTATATAATTAGCTCCATAACCCAAGGGTCCAGTACTTGCTGATTCTAATTTAACTAACGTATTGTCAGCTAAAAATTGTATAGCAACTATCACCATTCCTTTCGGTGGGATTAGTGGTAACGCTACTTTACCATGAACGCTTCCTAGTTGTCCGAAACCGTATGCTACTTCTGTTGAATTTTGTGCCATAATTATTTATTTATTATTTTGTTGTTCATTCTTTTTTGACGATCCGCCGAAAAAGAAATCGACCACCGTGTTAACTTTTGCGCTCATTGCGCCAAATATTGTAGAGATAAAACTTATCTCAAACTCTCCAAGATCTAGATCTCCCATTACGAAAAACCTAAACATCATAAAACTTAATCCAAAGTACGCGATCGTAAATAGCGTCGCAAGTATTTTTTGAATAATCGCGTCGTCTTTGTACATATCTCTAGCGCTCTTTCTGTCTTCGACCTCTTTGTTGAATGCTTCTGTTTCGGCTTCGAGTAGTAAGCGCTTAAGAGCAAGCTTTGCTTCATCTCTTTCTTTGTCTGTTGTAATAACTTTGTCAAGTATTCCTTCCGCATTTTCTACTACTTTGCCGAATAAGCCACCTATAAATTTTCCTATCATCTTTCATTATCTTTTATCATATCATCGATAGACTTATTCATTACCTTATCGGTGTATGACTTGTTATTAAA